GTGGATGTTTGCTTCCACCAGCCCTGGTCTTTTGGACCAGAATCCCGCATCCCGGACTGGGCTTTCATGCCTTGCACGGTCATTGGGTGGCTGGAAACTTGTTAGTTCCCAACTCCCTACGTGTAGGTGACTAATCACTTACGCCGGGGTAGTAGGCAAAACTGGCAAGGGATAGCTAATCCCTCTCCACTAAGGAAGTTTTCGAGGGTCGTATTCAGGAGGAACACACCTGTCCCCTAGCGCTGGTTACGCCGTACACAGTATGTGCTAGCCCCGCTATGACTGGTGAGGTCACGACGAGACAGCCTCAAAACCGAAGGTAAAGGGGGTGATCCCTCTACCCTCGACTCCAAGGCCCACCTATACCTTTGGCACGAGAAACTCGTCCAGAGGAGCCTCAATCCCTGGTCGGTACTTAAGTACTGACTTCAGGATCCAGGTCATGCTTCTACGAGCACGTCGATCCTTCGTTTCAGAAGTGAAAGACACGTCGTATAGTGTACGACCTGAGGCACGGTTTACCACCGTAAGGAACTCTTTGGAGTGACCACGGTAGTCCTCAACGACCCGACTACGGATTCTGGAAATCCAGAAGTAATACCGTGTCAGGAAGTTGTGGGCTACTGGGTAGAGCCGGGCTTCCTCAAACGCGCGGAACGCGTAGAGGATAATCCGGCCGGCTGAACGAAGGGTAACCTTCATCAGCCACCAGCCTAATGGCGTCATCCACAAGATGATCCAGATGGCTAAAACTCTCGGGACCCTCCGCCCTAACAAGCGGTCTAGGTCCGGAACCACTGTCTCCAGTGGTTTCTTCCAGTTTACTGGAAGGAGATTAGCCAGGTGACTTGCGAAAGCAAGGTCTTCAAGGTACTTATAAATCCCAATCTCCTGTGTTGGACGAGAGGCTTTGGTTTTTACCAACTCCTCAAGTTCCTCTACAGTAAGAGAGGGAAGTAATTGTACCAAGAAGATACCTTGCCATAGCGGGAATCCTGGCTGAACCAACATAGCGAAAACTATGCGGAAACATACCTGGAGTTTCCAAATCGGTGTGGTAAACCGAGGAGGAACCCGGAGTAAGAACGCAACGGTTCTAGCTATAGCTATAGGGAAAAGGGTGTGGCCTCTCTTTACTACGTGAGAAAAGAGTGTGGCTGAATCTACAGGGTTCGTAACAGCCTGATAAATCAGGCCGATCGGAATCCCTGAAAGATCCCCATTAGGGCCGACGAGTCTTTTACAGAACTCGAAGGTCCCGATGCTCGAAATCAGTGATTTACTCATTGAAATCGACACTCCCCATCCGGTAACCACGGCTAGGTAACGTTGCGCGACATGTGTGTCAAGAATGACCACATCATCGCCAACAATACCATACCCCTCAAACCATCCCTTGTAGCCTTCAAGGTGTGCACAGTACTGGACGATAGCATGGTGTGCTAAAGCCAGCATGGCCCACGATGAGTAGGCTCCCATCGGTTGCCCGACAGCATACTGTAGGTCCTGTGTAGCGTAAACGGGTCTTGGTCCTTTTGGACCAGGAATCCATTCCGCCACATACTTATCTCTCCAATTACGGAAAGTAAGTAAAGCCCTCCAGAACACAGCAAACGAGCCTCCAAAGAGGCGAGTAAGCATAGTCTGGTAAAGGTCAACAGGGATCCTATCAGTGGCCGAGGAAAGGTCATAAGAGTAAGCGACAAAGTTGTCTCCTACCTCCTGGGCATGCAGAAGACCTTCTCCGACTTTATGTCGGAGCATGTCCACGCATGACTCCTGCCCAAAAGTCCCATCGTTGGGAATTTCCCGTAGAACTGCGAAAATTGCTCTGTGCAGTGGTTTTAAAGCCATCTGCGTCCAGAAATCAACGATCGCAACTACTCGGATCTTCCCAGCGGCCTCCTCAAGACGAGAAAGCCGCGCGGTAAGACCAAGGGAGGATACCCGGAGACGCATGCTACATAGGTAACGAAGGTAGTACCAGGCCTTACGGCCCAGTGCCCATCGATTAGCCTCGCCCACAACGCCCTCAATGCCCTCGTAGGGTTTAATCCCTACAAAGGCTACTGGGAAGCGAAGTGAAACGAGAGAATAAAAGATGGCGGAGATTCCGATTACCAATCGGAAAATCCAAAACCAGCGTGACCCATAAGCATGTTTCACAAATCTCAACAGATGTGTCAGGTTCTCTCTCTCGCAGTATGTTAGTACTGCTGCGTCTTTTAACGCAGAGATTGAGGCCCGACCACCGTTGGGACCAACTGAAGTTGATAACGTTGCTAGGCTCGGAGACCCCAATCGGATCTCACGAGGCAACATCGCAAGGAATTTAGGAACGAACCGGGCAAAGTCTTCAAAGGACTCAACATACTGCTTTAATACAGCAGTTGAGGGACCAGTGATAGACTCCAACTTGAGTACACCAGGGGTCACAAATCCCCGGTATACGCCAAGAACACTAAGCGCACAAACAGTGCAAATAGTGTGCCCAGAACGAACCCAACCCCTAAGCGATCCAGGAATGAGCGATGGAAGACCACCACTCAAACTGACCATGACTGAGCCCTCCGAAACTCGGACTCGGGCGCCAGCGGCATAGTGCTGCACCACTCTCACGCACTCTTTTAAGTACGTGATTGTGAACGTAGCACCATTGGCCTGGTATAAGTCCCCTATTTTAGACGACATGGCCCTTAGGTCACGTCGAATAGTAGGAGATACCCCGAATAAGAGGCTAAGGAGTCTCGGCAACTGCCGAAGCCCACCTCTAGCTGTCAACCAGGTGTGTATTGCTTGTATCATAATTGG